AAGCTGTAGTGCCTGAATTATCGTATAAACCTGATGGGTCAACGCTAAAAAATTTTTTAAAATCCGACCATTTTTTCAGAGGAATAAGGGGGCCTGTTGGCTCTGGAAAATCTGTTGCTTGTTGTATAGAAATTTTTAGAAGAGCTTTGCAGCAACAAAAGAATCAAAATGGCGTAAGGAAAAGCAGATGGGCGGTCATTAGAAACACGAACCCACAGTTAAAGACCACCACTATTAAGACATGGTTAGATTGGTTTCCTGAACAGGAATGGGGTCACTTTAGATGGTCAGTTCCCTATACGCATTATATTAAAAAAGGGGATATAGATTGTGAGGTCATCTTTTTAGCACTTGATAGACCAGAAGATATTAAAAAGCTGTTATCCCTAGAATTAACAGGGGTATGGGTTAATGAAGCAAGGGAAGTTCCTAAAAGTATTATAGATGCGTGTACCATGCGTGTAGGAAGATTTCCTAGCATGAGGGATGGTGGAGCATCTTGGTATGGGGTTTTTTGTGATACCAACGCTCCTGAAGAAGATCATTGGTGGCCAATTATGGCTGGTGATGTACCTGTACCAGACCATATTAGCCGAGAAGAAGCCTTGATGTTGGTTAAACCTGATAACTGGAGTTTCTATACCCAACCATCAGGGATGGATGAGAAAAGAGAAAAGGATGGTACGTTAACAGGATATACCGATTCCAAAAATGCCGAGAATAAAAACAATCTTACGCCTAAATATTATAATAATATTATTAAGGGTAAAACAAAAGGATGGATAGATGTCTATGTTTTAAATAAATTAGGTTCTATAGAAGAAGGCAAACCAGTATACCCTAGTTTCAAACAAGAAGTCCATATCGCTAAAGAGAACTTAATGCCAATCAACCACTTGCCTATTTATGTTGGAATTGATTTTGGATTAACACCAGCAGCAGTCTTTGGTCAAAAGAATGTGTTAGGAAAATGGCACATCCTTCATGAGCTGGTGTGCTTTGATATGGGGGCAGTACGATTTGCTGAATTATTAAAATCAGACATTACAAGATTATTTAGAGGTATAGATGTTGAGATATATGGTGACCCAGCTGGAGATTTTCGTGCTCAGACTGATGAAAAAACGCCATTCCAAATATTACGCAATTCTGGCTTACGAGCATCTCCAGCTCCGTCAAATGATATTTCACTACGAATTGAGTCCGTTGAAAACGCACTTAACAGGATGGTGGATGGACAAGCAGCGTTTTTGTTGGATAACAGGTGTTTAAATCTTAAAAAAGGATTTAATGGCGGTTATCACTATAGACGAATACAGACATCAGGTGATAGATATGATGAGAAACCTTTTAAAAACAGATACTCTCATGTTCATGATGCGTTGCAATATATGATGATGGGTGCTGGAGAAGGTAGAGCATTAACCTATGGGAAAGGAAATGCTAAACCCACAGTGGTCAATACCAAATGGAATATATTTGACCAGCAGAAACCACGAAAGAGGAAGTCATGGAATATATTCAATATCAATGGATAGTCTATTTTTACAGTCCACAAAAAGTAAAATGGTTTCAAAAATGGCGAAAAAAAGGCTTTCATCATTGTGGAGCAATTCGCTATGATCCTGAGAAAAAAACATGGATTAATTTGGAAGTAATAAATTCGCAAGTATTATTAGAAAATCTAGATAGGGAAGAAGTAGAAAAAATGATAAAAGGAATAAAACGATTAAATGGAACAACAGTTCAACTGACAAGAAGAATACTGACTAAAAACCCATCTATATTTGAATGGTGGATTAAAGAGCATAGCTGTGTTAGTTTTGTGCAAAGATTGATAGGAATGAAAAGATGGTTTATATTTACTCCTTATCAGTTATATTGTGCGTTGAAAAAATTATAAATAAAGGATTAGTGGAATAATTTATGAGTTCTGTATTTGGAAGTAAGCCAAAGAAAACTGCATCAGATATATGGGCAGAGCAACAATTAAAAAAAGAAAAAGAAGCACAGGCCCAATTAGAAAAAGACGAAGCAGCGTGGAAATTAAAATTTGGAAAAGGGTTAGTTGGCCCTCGTTCTATGTTTACTAAAGCTGGTGGTGCTGGCTTTTACGATCCAGAGGATTAATTATGCCTTGGGGTCAATCTAGTTATTTACAACAACAAGCCGCTGCTAGTGCAGCAGCATCAAAAAAGAAAAAAGAAAAACAAGCTCCATCAAGTTATAGTGGGCCAACAACATTTACAAGTTCTGCCGCTGCTGGAGGACAAGGGTCACAAGTACAAGCTGGGGCCGCTTGGGTTAAAGAAAAATTAGGTATAAAAGAACAAGTACAAACACCAGTAGATTCTGCACCAATTACAACAGATACAACTGCTACAGCTTTAACAGGTAAAGATAAAAAGTTTTATGGTCAAGAAGCAAGTCAGCTTACTAATGAATATTTAGTATCTATTGGCGAAGCTACTCAAGGTAATCCTTATTATGATGCGCAAGGAAATATAACTGGTTATTCTTATTTCTTAACAAAAAAGGGAAAAGAAATGAAATATGGACAATCAGGTTCTGCTATGGGTCAAGGTGATCCAACTGGTATTATGACATCTATACAAATTTCAGAAGCTATGATGCAACAACAAAATTTAATTCAAGCATTAGCTCTTGGTGCATTATCCTTTGCAGCTCCTCCACTTGCTGGAACGGTATTAAAAATGGGAGCAGCAAAAGCATATGGACAAACCTATCAAGATTATCAGTCACAGTTTACAGGTTATCAAAGTGGTGATAAAACAATACAACCAGCAACAATTTCTGAACAAGGAACATCCGTTGATATGGCAGCTGTAGGTGGTACAGGTGTTATGGGTGATACAGAAATAACAACAACTAAAAAAAATAAAAATTTAGCTGGAATGTACGCTGGTAAAGCAGTTAAACTTAGAAAGATATTAGCATAATGGCATACGTTGAATTAGCAGAAGTACCTAAGTCTGAGGGTAATAAAAAAGCAGATTACGTTTTAAAAAAATATAAAGAAGCAGAGATTTTAAAAGATCAATGGAAACCTAAATATGAAGAAGCATATGAATATACTATGCCTCAAAGAGAATCATTCTATGATGAAACTCCAGCTGATAGAAGAACAGATAAAATATTTGATGAGACAGCTGTTGTAGGTATTCAAGAATTTGCAAGTAGATTACAAGCTGGTATTGTACCTACCTTTGCTAGATGGGCAAACTTAGAAGCTGGTGTGGAAATACCTGATGAAAATGCTCCTGAGATTAATGAACAATTAGATGGTATTACAAAATATATATTTGAAATATTAGGTAGCTCTAACTTTAACCAAGAAGTACATGAAACATTTATGGACTTAGGAGTAGGTACTGGTGTGTTAATGGTGGAAGAAGGTGATGCAGTTAATCCTATAAACTTTACAGCAGTTCCTTTAAATCAAATATCTTTATTAAATGGCCCTAACAATAGAGTAGATACTATCTTTAGAAAAAGAAGGGTTAAATTTGGTCATATCCCTGTTTTATATCCTGACGCAAAGATTGCTCAAGATACAATGCAGATGATGGATGAAGATAAGAAATGCACTATCATTGATGGTGTTTATAGAGATTATTCTGACATGAACGAAGAAAAGTATCAACGTTGTGTCATGTTATTAGAAAGAAAAGAAATTATATTTGAACAAACCTACGAAGGTATTGGCTCTAATCCATATATTGTATTTAGATGGAATAAAGCATCAGGAGAAGTTTATGGTAGAGGCCCTGTATTTAATGCTATGGCTGCAATTAAAACAACTAACCTGACTGTTCAATTAATTTTAGAAAATGCTCAACTAGCAGTATCAGGAATTTATCAAATTGAAGATGATGGTGTTGTCAATCCTGATAATATTTCTTTAGTACCTGGCACTCTTATTCCAATCGCACCAGCAAGTAGAGGCTTAATGCCGATTGAAGCTAGTGGAAGATTTGATGTAGCTCAATTAGTCTTAGAAGATATGCGTCAGAATATTAAAAAAGCATTATACATGGAAACATTAGGTAGACCTGAAGGTACTCCTATGACAGCTACTGAAGTATCTGAAAGAATGGCAGAACTATCAAGACAAATTGGTTCTTCATTCGGTAGACTTCAAGCCGAATTTGTATTACCTGTACTAAAAAGAGTTATTCGAATACTAACAAAACAAGGAAGAATTAATATTCCTCAAATAAATGGTAGAGATATTAAGGTTCAAGCAGTATCTCCGCTTTCAAGAGCTCAATTTAATCAAGATATTACAGATATTAATAGATTTAATGAGATAATTGGTGTAACATTTGGCCCACAAATGCTAAATCTTATAGTTAATCAGGATGAGTTGGCTAAACATATAGCTAAATTAATGAATATTCCTGAAAAACTACTACGAGATAAAGCAGAGCAACAACAGATGGCTAATCAGATTAGTCAAATGGCTCAACAAGGACAAGCACCAAATGTCGCTCCTCAATAAAGAAAAGAAATACACTTCCATTGATGGAATGGTACGGACTATTGAACAAGAGAGGGATATTAATGCGTGTATCGCTTCTGCATTTTCAGATGATGCTGGTAAACAAGCGTTAGCTTATTTAAAAAGCATATCTATTAATGCTGTGAGTGGCCCTG